CTAATATCACCGCCCTCGCGCAGTTGGATGTAAGTCTGAAGGAGCTGCGGATCGTGAGCCGTGCGCTCGAAAAACTTGGTGTTCAGCTCCACGCGGCCCCCCTCGGCCAGGCCCAGATACGCCGCGTGACAGGCTAGCGCTTCGGTCGTGGCTTGGGCAAAATCGGAGGCGAATAGGTACAACTTCGACTCGACCTTAGTCACCTGCCCCTCAGTCGTGGCCGCAGCTTGGCGATCGCCCGGCTTAATCAGGTAGTCCGCCCCGAGAAAATCCATTTCCGATTCATAGTCCAACAGCTCTTGGCGCGATAGCGCCAGGCTGGATGGATCGGGTGAAGTCCAGGTAAACGCGCCGCCGATCGGAACATCGACAATGCAGCGGGGACCGAGGGTGAGATCTTCCCCCTGACCACCGATGCGCACCGCTTGAGGAAAGGAGCACCGGTGCATTTTTTGTCGGTGATCCGATTTAGTTTGGTAGTGCGCCACATTGAGATCCGCCAAGCTTTTCATCGTCGGTGTACTGACGAAGTAGCCCTGGCGATCGCCCCCGTAGAAGCACACCAGGGGAATGAAATCAAACGGGATGAGACGACCGTTACGGACCCGGCCCATGGTGCCTTCATCCAGGAGCACCGCATAACGGCGGCGGTTGCGATCCTCCTCAATACCGTGCAGCTGCCAGCGCCCCGGCGTGAGCGTTAGATACACCTGCTGGCGTTGCTCACCGTAGCGACCCTGGGGGCGAACCTGCTGCAGCGCGATCGTCACTTGCGACAAGTGCGCCCGATTGCCCACACTCTGATAGCGCCAGTTCAACACCTGCAGCGGCGAGATGTCCGACCAAAAGGGCGAGCGACCAGCCGATCTCTGATGCAGGATGGAGCGGATCGACGGATCCGCCCTGGGGTAGTCCACCAGCGCAAACGTATGGCCCCGGCGAAGTGATTTTTTGGCCAGCTCAGCGAGTAACCGATTGCCGGTAAGACCCTGCCCGTCGAGGCTATCCCACCGATCGAGAACGACGCGGGGAATGTCCAACAGGCGCAGGCCGTTGTTAAAAATCAAGCCAACGAAATCGCGCACCGCTTGAGCAAATTTATCCGAGAACACCGACATGCTGAGACGATATTGATATTCCAGGTTGGTCTCATCCGGCTCTTGCGGCAAATAGGCGCGGCTTAACTTCGTGGCTCGCTTAGTGCCATCAGGCTGAATGTCACACCAGGACGATTCCCCCTCATACACATGATCGAGATAACGCCAGGTCGGAGCCTGTGCTAGATAGGCTGAACAACGGTAGTCGGGTAAAGTTGGATCGTTCTGGCTCACAGTGAGACTCAAGACACTCAACTTGTTTTACCCGAAAGGGGGAGGCCCTGACACACATTGCCAGGGATTGTTACGGGGTGATGGCGGTTGCTCAGGCCAGCCCTCAGCCGAAAGCGCGGGCGATCGCACCCGCCAGCGGCCCGAGCCGCCCGCCTCCCGCCCTCTCCTCAAGCGCGTCGCAATCTACCCCCAGAGCCCCAGCCGGAGCCAGTCGGGTAACGATAAACCGCCAGCTGAGTAGCGCTGGCCAATTCATCCACCAGGTCGCGGATCTGTTGGGTGTAATATTCCTTGGCAAAAGAGGGCGATCGCTGATTGGTGCCACCGGCGTTGCTAGTCAACGTGCGATCCATAAAAGGCCGTTGCGTCAGCATTTCGGTATGGATGCGGTTCAGCTCTCGAATCAGGCGCTGAACTTCCGCCACACTCGGAGCCCCCAGGGCGTTAATCTCCGCCGCGCGGACCTCAATCTTTTGGAGCCATTGGGCATTGAGCGGATAGCCCAGCCAGCGGCGAATCCCTTGTTTGTCCTCGTCCAGTAGGGTACTCATTACACCTCGCTCGCTTGGGAGCTGAATACATCAGAGTCAACGCGAATCGCCAAGGCATTGGCCACCAGCGACACATGCCGACGACCTTCATAGCGCAGGTTTTGCAGCTTAGTCGTACCCTCCACGTCGCGCTCAGTATTGATATTGGTCGAAATCGTCTCCAACTGAGTCAGCCAAGCTTCAATCCGGGTAATGGCATGGCCAGAAAAGGTGGAGTCGCTGAGGTTTTCCAGATTATTTAACGCCGCCTGAATATGGGCGACATTGGAATTAATCATGGGGTAACCGAGAAAAAAGCAGACTTTCTCGCGGGTGGCGGCAGCAAACGGCATCGCTATTCAAGGTGACTAGGCGGACTGTACGGATCATTCCCTGTAACGTTAGCGCCCCAGCCATACTTCGCCCCCTCATTCACCAAAAATTTACCCAGATCGTCGATCCGGCCCAGCTGTTCAAAGTGGTAGTCATAGCGCTCATAGGGAGTGGCATTCTCCCCCGGCATGGAGCGCTTGACCACCAGGTTTGGATCACGCGGCAGCGCCCCAGCGATCGCCTGATCCAAAAGACCCTGGTAGTAATCCGCCGCCCCCTTGTAGCGCTGGTGCCCCTGGTCCCAGCTGAGGGGAAAGCCGTCCTCAGCCATGCCCATACCATTGGCCACCGTATCTTCAAAATTACGCCAGCGTTCTAGGTTCGCCTCAACCTTGGCTTTTAGATCAGCCAGATATTCCCGATGCTGGCGATCGCGGCTTTCCTGGCGCTGGCGTTGCCGCCTTTGAAATTTAGCGTCTCGCTTCGCTTCGCGTTCGGCCCGAGTGCGATCGGTGTACTCCACATAGGAATCATACGCCTGCTGCCACAGCTCCCGCGCTGGCAGATCGCGCGCGGCATCCCGCGCCCATTGAAAAATTAGCGGCCAGTCGCGAGTTCTATAGGCCACCGAAACAATGTGCTTGCAAGGAAAGTTGCGCGCGGCCCAGATGCCCGGCCAGCTGCTGTTTTGCCAGTGACGATACGTGGTCAAAGTGCGCGATCGCGGGCGGGTGTGGGGATGCTCCTCAGCCGTAAAATCAGGGCAGGTGCAGGTATATTTGATGGGCGTTCCCGGATCGCAAGCGGCAGCGTCATCATCATCATCGTCATCATCAGGGGGCGGCGCGGCCCCATCATCGCACCACCCCGGTGCTAGACCCGCCGTATCTTCCACGGTCTGCCCCCCCCAGGTAACCCGCGTCAGGGCATAGGGCACATCGGCAAATTCCCAAGGCCAGCCATGGGGAGCCAGCGCATCATGAGGGTTAGGAATCGTCGAGACATCGCCCGGCAGCGTCAACGTGGCGTTTACCGTCACCTCACTAAACAGCCAATCCCACCAATCGGAATAGCCCGATTTAACCCGGTAAGTCACCGGATAGCTCAGCGAGCCAGACGTGAGCGTAGTCTGCTCAGTGAGAAAATCAACATGGGCAATTTCGAGGTTATCGGGAGCAAAAATATCGCCGCGATCATAGCCCGAAGCTCCCCCAGAGTAATGATAGGTGCGGGGTCGCGTGCTGAAGTCTTCCCACCACCACCCGATCCAACGGAGAGTCACCGATTCACCATCCGGGCAAGTCGGGCCGGTTGGCTCCGGCTCCGGCTCCGGCTGCGGCTGCGGCGTCACCGGCGCACAGTCGCCCCCATCCGGGTCGAGCGTGACAATCCAACACCCGAGATCCTTCATCGGGCCACGGGGCGAGCGAAAGTAAAACTGATGCCCGCGCTGGAAGGTGGGGGCGATCGCAAAGCCGCGCATCAGTCTGGCCTTGCGGCTGGCAAACAGCCGACTGTTCAGCTTGCTATAGAACGGCGAATAACCCAGCGGTCGATAGTAGCGGTTCATGATTGCAGCTCCGTACGACGAGTGCCGAACAGATGCAGGCGTTCTAAAAAATTGGCCTGCAAGGCATCCAGCTCGGTGCCCTCAACGATTTCCACTTGCAGCGCATAGGGCGACAGGTGCAGGGTAGCGATGCGGCTGGCCCGAAAGATCCATTGCTGTTCGCTCAAGGCAAGGGCATAGGCCGCGCATTGAAGTTGAGCTTCGCGAATCGCCAGCGGCCAAGCTTTATAGGCGCAGGTTTTGAGGTCGAGCAGGGTGTATCCGTCCAGGTTGGGCAGCTGCACCAGCGCATCAAAGGTGCCCGCAAACCCATGCTGCAGGCTAAACACCAGGCGTTCAGTCAGCGGCGACGGATTGTGAGCGGCGATCGCCCTCAGCCAGGGGTCTAGCCGTCGCAGCCAAGAACCGTAACACCCATGGCCCATCGGAAGACCGGCCAACTTGCGGCACATATAGGTATGGCAATACTGACCGCGATCGCGACCCTGGTCCCGTTTCTTAAGCGTCCGGGGAACATTTTTGAGCTTGCCCGCCTCTAGTCGCCATTTATCCTCTAGAGGCATCGTGACATCGAGAATGGTGGTCACCGAGGGGAGCTGCACCGGGCCGTTTTCCGTATCGATGGAGTAGTAACGCATTAGCGATAACGCGCCTGCCCGAAGTGGGCCACCCCTTCTCCGGTCAGAGCCTGATAGGCACCGGCACCGGCGTCTACCTGATCGTCATGGGCACCATCCGGGAAGTTGATCAGTTCATTAATGAAAACGGTGTTCCAGTCCCCCTTCAAGAGCATCACTTCACCAAATTCCGCCGCCCTAGCTAGCGGCCTGGCGCGGGTCATTTTATCCAGCGGAGAAGAGACACCCATGGAGTCAAAGCCAGCGGTGAGCGATCGCAGGCGACTGGTTTGAAAGTTCCCAGCCTGCCCCGGATCACGAAACCAACGAACGCTAACGCCAACGCCATCCTGTCGAGCCGTATTTACCACCGCCCGCTCAACTTGATCCGGCCCGAGGCGATCGCGGAACACATCACGAATCAGCACTTTATTGCCCTCCGTTAAACCCATCAATACACCCACCGTCCAATCTGGATCTTGACCCTTTAACGCCTTTTCCGTCGCCGCAAAATCCCAAAACCGCACCCACTGCTTGACGATCGGAAAATCCGATACGACCTCTAGCCAGTGCGACTTGAAAACTTTACCGGCCACCGGCTTAACATTCCAGTTGCCGCCTAGCAGGCGATCGCGCTCCACCTGGGTGAGGCCTTTCAGGCGTCTTAGGTAGGTCGGATCTTTCTGCAGCAACGCCGGGTTGTCGTAGACCAGCGACGGGATGAAGGTTAGCGACTGAGTTTCTTCGGTCGGTTCATCGTGCCAGGTCAGCGTATTATCTTCCCGGACAAAATGCCGCAGCTGGCCGGAGCGCTCCGGGATAGGAAAGCCGTCATCATCGATCCACCAGTCCAGCAGCAATCGCACAAAGGAATCGGGATCGGGGTTGCAGCTGGCCCGCAGGTAGGGGCGAATGCCGGAAGTGGACCGCAGTCGCGAGGTGATATACCAAAACTGATATTCGGTGAAGTGGGTCAGCTCATCCATCGCCACATAGACCAGCTCGGTACCTTGCCAGTTGAGAACATCTTTCTCCAGCTTGAGGTGCCGCATCACCGCGTACCCACCACCGGGGTAAATCCACCGGAGCGAAGATTCCTTCGGCACCGCACCGATCAGCGGATAAAGCTCCATCGAAGCGTCCCACAGCCCGCCAGGGTTACGGATCTGCGGAAAGGTGCGACGAAAAAAGGTAGCGTTGAAATCAGGATGGTAAGCATGACGCAGCGGCTCCATCAGTAACGACCAGCTCTTACCACCCCCCGCACCGCCGCCCGTAATCGCAATATCGGCAGCGGTCGAAAGAAACATTGTTTGGGGTCCGCTTTGCGGTCGTATCGAGATCACCATACTCTAGTCATCCCAAACCGAAAAAAAATTTCGTCTGCTATAGACACACACCAGAAAGCACGCAGGGGGGGGGCACCCGACCATCGATGCGGGCAGCAGTGGCAGCACGGGGAAGCCTCGGTGGGTGACATCACAGCGATCGCCCCGCCGCCGTGACTAAATAGAACCAGGCCGCCACGCCCCCACGCCGATCGCAGCGCGGACCCATGAGTAATCAACAAAAGAGGCCAACATGAAAGCCGTCTATGGGTGGTTGATGATGAATCCCCGGCAAAAGCAGTGGCTAGTGCTAGCGATCTGTGGGGTGAGCCTGCTGGCGATCGCCGCTATGGGTTGCGGCCCAGGCGGACCGGGCGACGAATTTCCCGATGATGGGATGCCCAAAGAAAGGAACGCGATCGCTGAACCTGCCAGCGATCGCGCGGTGAGTCGTTGGAAGTAGCAATCTGAAAGCATTGAACAAGTCGAGGGCAGTTTCTCATAAAAAGAGTCGGCAACGCCACCCCTGACGCTACCGACTGCCATTCCCAGATGAGATCCATGTTCTACAGGTGATCTAGAGTACCCACTAACGATGGTTCTCGGGTAAATAGATGTGTACTTGTTCCGGTTGTTGCTCTAACTCCGGCTGCGGCTTATCCGTCCAGCCGGCCTGAGCTTTGAGCCAGAATATGCACGCGGCCACCTCCCCCGCCATGCAGAGTTCATAGAGGCGATAGGCAACATTGCTAGTCGCTTCAATCCGGCCTTTCTGGTAGCAGGCCTGTACCTCGGGATGCTTCAGCCAGCGCTTCAGCGTAGATTTAGAGACATCACAGGCGATCGCGATATCTTCCAAGCGAAAGCCCCGCCCCGCCAGTCGTTCAATTTCCGATAAAGTCGTCGGCGTCAATTCCAGCGCGGGACGCCCCCGCTTTCGTTCAGCCATGATCCGCCTTAGCCGTTACCCCAAGGATGGCGGGCAATTTAATAATGGGCGTCGGAGTCGCTACGGATCTTTAAGTGAATGTGAAGGCGGACGGATGGATGAACTCGGTGTATACGTGCGCGATCGCGGCGTCGATCCTACCCGGATGCGAGTCCTGAGCCGCCACGAGAAAGGCTGCTACGTGATTGGCCGACTGACCGACGATCACGATTTGCCAGACATCATCTTGCACAATGGCCGCATCAGCAAGCGTCATGCCGTGCTCCTTCATGAGCCGCAAGGGTATTGGAGTTTAACCAGCATTGGGCGGCACGGCTCAGAACTCAAGCGCGGTGGTGAAGTGCGGGCATTAGGTCGCGGCGATGCGATCGCGATTCAGGATGATGATGTACTGCTGTTGCAGGGAAGCGATTACAGCATTACATTTAAGACCGATTTAAGCGAGACGGTAGGGCAGGAGTACGCCTATACCACCCTCGACGATGATGCCGCTGAAGACGATCACAGTGATTGGCGCAATGCCTTGGTAAAGGTGTACGAGAAAGCCAGCCCCATAGAGAAGCTATTGATTGGCCTGTGTGTCGTCGCGATCGCCGCCGCCATGGTGTTTTAAGTCAGCCGCCAACGTTCGGTTGAGGTATTGCAACGGACCCGCGTCCCACTGAATCACGATCGCCCGCTCTCCAGACGCCAGCTGAGTAAGTTGGCACAGGCCGGAGGCCGAGCCCAGCTGCACGCGATCGCCCAGCTGCAGGTTCAGCAATAGCGGGCAGGTAATATCAATCCCGTCCCCAGGCGGGCGATCGGGCAGCACCAGGACCAACGAGAGTTGCTGACGAGTTTTCATAGCTGCGGTAACGGTAATTGGCCATAGCGTTCGCGCTTGCGATAGGTGTTGTGGCGGCGGAAGGGGCGATCGTGGTCCAAGTGGCAAATCGAGCACAGAGCTTGCAAGTTTTGCGGACGGTTATCGAGCGGATCTTGATTCAGGTGAGCCACCGTCAGGCGAAACCGTTGGGGCGTCTCCTTGACAGCCGTTAGAACGATTTGCTCTAGCCAGTCGCGATCGGGCCGATGTAAGCGCGATCGTAAACGGTGGGCATAGTCGGACAGCGATACTTTAGGTTTAACGCAAAGGCGCTGACAGCGTTGGCAAGTCCAATCGGCTTCATTTTTAACCCGCAGGGCGATCGTCGGCCAGTCAGGGGCGTAATGCTTACGGTTAATCGGCATGGTTAGCCTCAACGTTTTGAAAATGGTCGGTCTCAGTTGAATCGCGGCCTCAGTTGAATCGTTTGAGGGTTCCCGCTGCCGCAAAGGCTCCAGCGGTCGGGCCACTGCCGCCAGCGGTGGGG